CAGTAGGTAATTGTAATGAAGCTTTAATATCATAAGACATATTAGGGTGTCTTACTGTTACAGAATATTCTTTACCAAAATTAGTAAGTAAAATATTAATATAAAATTCTTGTACTTTAGCTGTGCTTAAATTTGTATCAGCTAAAACTGTTTTAGATGTATTAGCTATAAAAGTATAATCAGCAATGTTAACCATTCTAAAATCATTTTTAGGATTTGTAGAAGCTAAGTAACCTGCACCACTTGCAATGGTAACTGCTTTTGAATTACCTTCTACATCCCAAACTTTAATACCACCATTATAAATAGCTATCATATATTGATTTGATTTATCTCTTTGAATAGACCAAAATTTAGTAGTGTTTGGATAAACATTTGTAGAATCTAAAGTAGCTACATAATCAAAAGGGGGTCTTTTAGCTAGACCATCTACAATACCGTTTTGTAAATTGATTTGTTCCTCACCCTGATTAATACCTCTTTGCGTTGGAGACTGTTGTGAGATACCATTCAGAAAATTAGGAATACTCTGTGATACTACTCCACCCATTAGTAAGTCCTTCTTTTAGTTCTGTTAATTATTGAATAAGTATTTGCGTCACCTTCTAACATATTAATGTCAGACGCTTGACTATCTGCTTGATGAAATGCCATTAATGCTTCTTGTTCATCTGCTGATATTAAACTAATAATTTCTTTATCACCAACAAATCTTGAAGCAAATCTTCTTGAAGCTTTAGCTACAATATATTGTCTAGCATATTCTGGTAAGTCTGAAAATTGTTGTACTAAAACAAGGTCAACTAAAGATGGTGCAGAAGTAAATATATCTGTGTGTGTTTCCATGTCATATAGGTAACCGTTTCTCATTGTGTAATTTAAAAATCTAACACTAGCGCTAGCGTCAGCTTTAACGCAGTTTGCTGGAAGGGGAACTCTCCCGTTGGAATCAAGGGATAAGGTTTTGTAATTGTAATGTGTATTGAAATGCCATCCTAAAGTTTGGATTGACATGTTTGTTTCATCTAAAAGATTTTTAGCTGTAGATACATCAACTGATGTTGTACCTGTAATTGCATTTACAGGAGCTTCTCCAATGTGTGACAACATAATGTTGACAGCTTGAAGCTCTGTAGTAGGTGTGATTTGTGTAGCCATATTCTCCTAAATTAAAAATGAATTAATAGAAATGGCGGGTTAAGTCTCCTGCCCCCGCCAAATCTGTATTAAAGTTTAGCTATTAAGCTTCTTTAATTCCGATAGCCGCTTCTGGTCTAAGTACACCATGACCCATAGCGTATTTAGCAACCATTAATGTTCCTTGTCTTCTGATATCGTATTCTGATTCAACAGCCAAGTCCATTAATTTTACAGTTCCAGCCGCAGACGGGTGTGACACTAAACAAACATAATTTGTTAAGTTAACTGCTTGAGGGTCAGCAATAGTTGCTGATTTTCCTGAAGGTGCAGTTTGGTCATTAGCCGCCGCAATGTTACCAGAAATAAAGTGAGGAGTTGGAATCAATTCAATTCCAGCTACTTTAACTACTTTACCTTCTGCAATTGAACCTTGACCACTAAAGTCAACATTAACTACATTAGTACCATTTGCTAGTTTGTAATACTCTTCTAATCTAATAAACGCTTTTCTTCCTTCTTTTGGAATGAAGTTAGCATCCATCTGTTTAGCCGCATCAAACAATGCATCAATCACAGCGTTAGCCGCAGTTGCCGCAGTTGCAGAAGCTATACCAGTATTAGTAATAGTAGTACCTGCCGCATATCCAGTGTCACCAACATTTGCTGATGCTAGAGATGCTTGTCCAATAGTTTGTAAGATATGCTTATCTTTTTGGAAAGCCAGCGCTCTGCCGATTTCCATAGAATATGCACTTCTAACATCCCAATGGTTTTTTGCTTCTTCTATATTGCTTAAAAAGACAGAAGATAGTAAAAGGTCATTTATTGTAATAACCTTTTCGTTGTGGTTTACGTCTGAGCCAGTAATTTCTGCACCTGCTACATGATAAGCCGCACCGACTCTACCCATTACGGGGAAAGTTGCTGATTTGCCAGAAGAAATACTTCTAACCATTTCAGCTCCGTTTGTTACTGATGCTCTGTCAAATGAAGTAAGAACTTCACCTGCAAAAACTTTCAGAAACAATGCGTCTTCAGTACCGGATGCATTTACTAAACCTTGACTTACGGGTGTTGCATTTGCCATATTATTATTTTCCTTTGTTACTGTTATTGTTTATAGAAAGCCCTCACATATCAGTCAGTTTCATTTCCAGATTGTCACCCGCAGGTGGTAAGGTTACTCTACTTATTTATATATGTTGGCAGTTGCCCCCTAAAAAGGAGCACAACTATAGACTTGCTAGTTTTTTAGCAAGCTTGATGCCGAGCAGGAATTTACCCCGCTCACGACATTTGTTAATTAGACACTTAAGTCTAAATATTTTTTTTGTTTTAGGTAACACTAAAGACTGCTGTTTCCTAATTTAGCTTTAACTTCATTTTGGTATGCAATATCTTTAGCATATCTAGGGTCAGACATAGCTTCAGTAACTTGTGCCCAAGATGCATAACCTGCTTCTTGTGTTGCTTGTGCTTTACCAGCCACAAGTGTAGGCTCTTTACCATTAGCTCTTTCATATTGACCTTTAAGTGCACTCACTGCTAACTTAACTGTGTCCATGTCTCCACTATTTACAGCTTTGTTATAAGCTTGTTTCTCACCATCACTCATATTGTTAGATGCCCAATCACTCATTGCTTTGTAAACTTCATCACCACCAACGGTAGCTTTAATTTCATTAGCTGAATTTGTAGCAAGTGCTTCTTGTCCAGCAATATAATTGTTTACATATTCTTTTGTTATGCCAGCTTTTTCTAAAGCTTCATAAGACTTAGCATCTAGTTCACCTTTTTCAGAATACTCTGCTTGTAAAGAAGTCATATCTAAACCAGCATTTTCAACAGCTTTTTCAGCTATATCTAAATTGTTTGGGTCAGCTTTTGTTTCTTCTTTTAATGTAGGCTCTCCTGTTTTAGGCTGAGATTGTTCACCAAGTTTCTTTTCTAATTCCTCATAGGACTTTGCTAAATCTCCAACTGTGTTGAATTTTTCAGGTAAGCCTTCAGGTTTACTTTGTGCGGACTGTGTCTCATTTACTGCTGGTTTATCTGAACCAGTATCTTCTGTACTTATTTCTACGGTATCAACCATATGTTTATCCTTATTGTTGTTGTTTCATCATGCCATTTACAGCAGGAGCAATAGCTTTTTCAGCCATGCCCATCATTTGTTGGTTTTGCATTTCATCTGCTTGTGCTTCTTGTTCTTGAGCTAATTGTTCTTCACTCTTAAGAAGTCCTTCAGTTTCAATACCTAAACCTGTGGCAATTCTTTTAACTAAATCTTGCGAGTTAATGCTTGATGCAATTGCAGGATTTATCTGTGCTAAGTTTCCTATCTCAGCTACAAATTCTCTTAATTTTTGTAAATCATTACCTCTACCTAAAGCTTCTACACCTGTAATAATAGTAGGTGTAACAGTACCTTTTGGTAATGTAGGAATTTCATTAGCTGTTGCCATTCTTTTCATTAAGATGGTCACTAAAGGTAATTGAAATTCTTGAGACAATAAAGAATAAATACCACCCATAGCAGTTTCTAATTGCTGAGCCATGTATCTAATTTCTTGTGCTGTTACTCTTTCAGCATCTCTTTGAATAGCTGTATTTAATAAGAAAGCGTAAGACATTCTTTCTTCTAATTTAGTAATACTTCTTTCAACTACTTGTAAATCATATTGTTTTTGTGATTGAAGTACAGCAACATCATCAGCACTACCTGTTATAATATCACCATTTCTAGTTTGAGCTAAATCTTTTTTTCTAGTAACTGAGTTAGGTCTAACCATAAATACTACTTTAGATGAAGCCGCCGCAGACTCTACAAGAGCTTGAGACAATCCTTCTAATGATTTTAAATCACCTAAAAATTCTTCTACATAACTTCTTCCATAATCTTCATTGTCTACTCTAACCATTCTTAATGCTTGGTAAGGTAAAGCATCTACTAGATATTCACCAATAGAAGATTCTATTTTAAAACCTTTTACTTCTTGGCAAGTATAAAATTTCTTGTCATCTAATTTATAAATGTGAGTATATAAATCACACTGTTCATCAGGTTTATATTCTTCTTGTTGTTGTAATTTTTCTAAAGTTGCTGTATCTAAATAAGTAGGATGAATAGTTTCTTTAATTATTAATTCTAAAATATTTCCTGACGCATCTCTTTTACATACAAAATTTGATAGGGGGAATACTCTCATACTTCCTTTTTTAGGAAGATAAGTTAATACATTACCCGCAATAATTAAATGTTTTAATGCTTCAAATACTGAAACTCTTAAAGCTAGTTGTTCAATTTTACTTGAAACTTCTCTTTCTATAGTTGCTAAAGATTTTTCTACTTCAGACTTCATTTCTTTTTGTTGGTCTAAATCTTTTTTAGCGTCACCTGAAATTGACAATCTAAAGAAAGGAGCGTTAGGTGGTAATAATAAAAGTAATAATTTAGAAGATAAATTGTTTACTCCTCTTGCACCTACGGATTGAAAGGGATTGTATAAGTCTGTTGATGAATGAAAACCATCAGGGGGAAGGAGAGAAGGAATAGTTAGCTCACTACATTCTTGTGCTCTATCTAAAAAATGTTCTCTGTGTTGTTTTAATGCTTCGTAACGCTGTCTAGCGCTTTGTTGTAACATGCTTACGCTGTTGTATTGCATGTTATGTAATATTTAAACCAGATACAGTTGGTATATTTAAACCAGATGAAGTTTGTAACGCTGTAGTTCCAACTTTTTTTGCTTTTTTAGAAATACTTTCTTGAGTATCAACTGCTGTTTCTACTTTAGCAACTTTTTCTTCTGCAATTGGTGATTCAATAGGTAAAACTGGCGCTGGCGCTTGTGTTACTTGTGGTACTTTAGGTGCTGACATACACATATTATTTCTGAGTCCTCTCTTTTAGCATGTTAATAAATTTTACTACATCTCTTTGACCTGCTTGAAAGTATATTTCATTAGGTTTATCTGATATAATAGGTGACTTTTCTGGATAAACTTTATTTAAAAGTTTAATCAAATCGTCTACTTTTGTAGGTAATTCTACATCATTTAAGTCTGGCATATTTTATTCTTCTAAAAAGGGTACTTTAATCCCATAGGTTTCCGGTAATGGTACCTTTGTTGTATTCTGTAGCTCTATTCTCAAAGAAGTTAGCATGTTCTACACCATTTAACACCCAATCTAACCAACCTAAAGGGTTTTGTTTTACACCATAGTTAGGTTTTAAAGACAATTGTAATAGTCTTCTATCAGCTATGTATCTTATGTATTGTTTAACTTCATCAGACTTTAAACCTCTGATGCCACCTTGAGCAAAAGCTAAATCAATAAACTTATCTTCTAAATCTACCATATCTCTACATGTTTGATAGATACTTGCCTTAAATTTTTCTGTCCAAATATTCGGGTTTTCTTTTATAAGTGCATGGAATAATTTAATCATACTTTCTACATGGTGTGTCTCATCTCTGATACTCCAAGTAACTATCTGACACATTCCTTTCATTCTACCAAATCTTGAAAAGTTAAGAAGCATTGCAAAAGAAGCAAACAATTGTAAACCTTCACCAAATGCAGAGAAACAAGCTATTTCTCTAGCTAATCCTTCTATTCCTTTACCTTTAGACTCAAATAAATAGGTATGTTTATCAGACATTTCTTTATATTCTTGAAATGCTTTGTACTCACTGTCAGGTAAACCAATAGTATCATTTAATAATGAGTAACTATGTGCATGATTAGCTTCTGAAGTAGCTATTGCCGACAACATCATTCTAATTTCTGGTGGTTTAAATTTAGGAATATACTTATCAAGATATGCTTGCGCAATATCTACATCTCCTTGTGTAAAGAATTTAAGTATTTGTCCTATAAGATTCTTTTCTTCTGCTGTTAATCTTTCATTCCAATCTCTTACATCTTCATGTAAAGGAACTTCGCTTGGTAACCAATGCATTTTCTGGTGTGAATCATAAGCTTCAAATGCCCATGTGTATTCAAATGGTTTGTAGTGTGTTCGTTTCTCAAATAAACTCATATCTTTTTTTCCAATTCTTTTATGTAATCTGCTTCTTCTTTAGGTAATTCTTCTTCCATTTTCTTTTTTCCAAAAATACTTTCCCAGTTATTTTTATATTTTTGAGTGGGTATATGTTTTCCATCTCTAATTTTATAATTGTCCGTTGATGATTTGCCCATATAATTCTATCCCTTCTATAATAATAATGATTAATAATTCAACAGCTAAGATAGTATGATATACTGTCCACATAACTGTGTGTTTTTGTTGTTTGGTTCTTCTTTTCTTTTTCTTAAAGCCAAATGATTTTATGGGTGGGTAATTCATTTCTTTTTTTTCTTTCTTGGTTTAGGTTTTGGATATAAATTATCTATCCACATTAATATATCATCACACTTGCTAAAAAAATTATATAAAAATCTATCTAACATTATCCCTCACAAGCTAAGCAGTCTGCTTCAGGTATAATAGTTCGTTCTATTTTTTTAGATACTAACTCTGCACGCTTAATAGCTTCTGAACGACAATAGTATAAAGTTTTTAATTTTCTTTTCCAAGCTAACATGTGTATGTCATGTAGTTCTTTAATGTTAACATCAGCAGGAACAAACACATTAACTGATTGTCCTTGACAAATATATTGTTGTCTATCGGAAGCATGTTCTATTATCCATTGTTGATTAATTTCAATAGCAGTTTTAAATACATCTTTCTCATTGTCAGACAATTCTTTTAAATGTAACACAGACCCTCTGTTAGATAAAATAGATGTCCATATCTTTTCATTGTTAATTCCTTTTCTCTCCAGAATTTTTTCTAAGAATTTATTCTTAACTAGAAATGAACCAGACATAGTTTTTTGAACATAAGCATTAGCTCTGAATGGCTCTATAGATGGAGAAGTTGTACCACATATAATAGAAGAAGAAGCATTAGGAGCAACAGCTAGTAAATGAGCATGTCTCATTCCAGTGCCTTCCATGTCAGGAGCTTCTCCTCTTTTAACTGCAAGTCTTTTACTCTCTGCTACAGCTTGTTCTTTCATTTCTCTAAACATTTTTAAGTTCATTGACTTAGCTAAAGCTGATTCAAATGGTATACCTTTAGATTGTAAATAAGAATGAAAACCCATAGCACCTAGTCCAATACTTCTTTCTTGTGACGCACTAAACCTTGCTCTAAATAATTCTTCTGGAGCTTTATCAATAAAGAATTGTAATACATTATCTAAAAACCTAACTAAGTCGGGTATAAATCTTGAGTCATTTTTCCACTCATCATATTTTTCTAAATTAACAGAAGACAAACAACATACAGCAGTTCTATCTTCAGCAGTTGCCAGTGTAATCTCAGTACATAAATTTGAATGATGTACTTTCAATCCTAATTTCTTTTGTGTTTCAGGCAATGCTTCATTAACAGTATCAATGAATGAAACATAAGGCTCACCAGTGGCTACTCTAGTCTCTAAAATTTTAAGCCACAAATCTTTTGCTGATACAGTCCGTACTATTTTTTTAGTATGTGGGTCTATTAAATTCCAGCTATCATCATGTGTTGGTTCTTTAATACAATTATCTATTAACTCCATAAATTCATTAGATAAATTGACACCATGATGTAGGTTTAAACATTTTCTATGCACATCACCACCACTAGGCTTTCTCATTTCTAAAAATTCTATAATTTCTGGGTGGCTAATATTCATATATGCCGCATAGCTACCTCTTCTAGTTTTACCTTGAGAGAACGCAAGTATTTCTGAGTCTACTACATGAAGAAAAGGAATTGAACCTGATGATTGAGAACCACCAGAAGTTTTAACACCATCACTTCTTATGTCACCCCAATAGCCACCAATTCCACCACCAACAGATGCTAACCAAGCATTCTCTGTGTAGTGACCAGTTAATCCTTCTCTACTATCACCCACATAATTTAAAAAACATGATATAGGCATGCCTCTAGTAGCACCACCGTTAGATAAAATAGGTGTTGAGTACATAAACCATAGCTTAGATGCATAAGAATAAATACGGTCTGCCATTTCATCACTATCGGAGAAAGCTTTAGCGGCTCTCATAAATCCATCTTGAGGTGATGTTTCTGTGGGTAGTAAATATCTATCTTTTAATGTTGTCTTACCAAATTCAGTAAGCAACTCATCTCTGCTATAGTCTATGCTCATAATTATTTAATCTTTCGGTTCTGTAACTGTTGTGACACCTTCTTTATCTATAATAAAGTCAATGTATTGTTTTGCTTTTTTTAAATCTTCAACACCACCTTTGTGTCTCCAACGAGAAATATATTTTACAACATTACCTTCACAATATGTAAGTCTATTAGCGACAATATAATCAATAGGTTCAATACTGCCTTGATTGTAATGTGGTGGGCTCTTAATTAAATCTGCCATAATTTTACTTCTCCTGTCTTTTTGTTGTATTCTCCATGTCTTAAAATGTGTGCAACTCTGGCTTGCTGTAAAGCTTCTGCCTCAGTGTAACCTTTATCTACATAAATCTTTTTGACTATTTTCCATAGGTCTAATAAGGGAACATTAGTATACTTCATTATTAGTTTTTCAGCAGTCTTAATGCCTACTCCTTCAATGCCATCATAACCGTCAGTTTTGTCACCAGTTAATGTTTGTATCATAAACCAGTAATCAGCTAGTCGCTGTGGTATAGGTGTGACTGTTTGTCCGTCAGCAGATAAATTACATGGAATTGTTTTCATGTCTTTATCAATACTAACAATAATTCGTTCATCTATAGAAGGCTCTGTTGCCATAATACCCATAACATCATCTGCTTCTAAATTTTTCCAAACAACACCATTGTGTTTTTCCATTACATATTCACGCAATGCTTTTAACATCATAGGTTTACGGATATTTTTTCTGTTGCTTTTGTAACTAGGTAACACATCTTTTCTAAAGTTATGTTTGTCTGTTAAGCAAACGACATAATCATCAGCAGAAAAGTTAGAACCTAAATTATCTATCACTGCATCTACATCTAATTTACATACATTTTCATCAGCATGTAATGTCCACAAACCATTACCCCAGTCTGTAGGTACTTCATTATTCATAGCAATTTTGTATAATAAAATATCGCCATCAATTAATAATATTTTTTGTTTATTCATATTTTCTCCTTTATATATCAAATGTTATTAAAGCTTCTTTAGGTACTATGTGTCCTTTAGAAGTCCAATTGTCTCCACCAGCTTTTACTGGATATTTTTTCATCAACTTTATTAGATGTTTAGTAGGAACTAAAACCCAGACATTCTTTTTTCTGTCGGCTTTATATAAACAGATAGCATAATATTTAGCATCAGTATTATATACACCGGAAGCTTTGCCTCTGCTTTCAGTTTCAATATAAACATTGCCAGTGTTAATACACATTCTGTCTGTCTTTACTTCTACTTTACCTTCAATCGCTGTTAAAAAATCGTTCTCATTTTGCTGACCAAACTTTAAATCTAAATCAAAACGAGGCTGTGCTTTAGTGTGTTTCACTCCAGTTGTCTCCTATTTTATATTCACCAGTTAAAGGTAGTCTTAAATTAAAATATCTACCAGTATCTTCTATTGCTTTTATGGCTAATTGCCCAATTGTATCTGCATCTTTTTCAAGACATTCTACTTGTATTTCATCATGCACCCACACTACTTGTTGAGCTTCTGGTATCTTACTTATAACTTTATCAAATTCAACTAACCACTGTTTACATACCAGTGCCCCTGAGCTTTGTAATAAAGTATTTAATGCGGCATGTGATGAACGCACTTTTACTTGTCTCTTATCTAAACCCATTAAAAATCCACGCTCAGCAACTTTTTGAACATCTACAATTAATTTATTTAAGGCAGGTAAATTATTTAAGAATCTTTTTTTAATCTTAGATGCCTCTGGTACTGATTTATTTATAACAGAAGCGATTTTTTTAACGCCACCACCATATAAAAAACAATAAAAATAACGCTTGGCTAAGTCACGACTATCTAAACCAGCTAAAGTTTGTGTCTCAGTATGTATATCACCATCTAACACAACTTTAGAGTAGTCTCCTTTGTCATACCTAGCCATATAGTGAGCCAACATTCTCACTTCTAAACCTGAGACATCAATGCCTACAAGTTTTTTACCGGCTGGAACTGTAAATAATGCACGACACTCTTTACCATACTGCACAGATACACTAGGAATCTGCGCCATGTTTGGGTACGAGTGTGTTGCTCTGGCTGTTACTGTGGAGTTAGTGTTACAAGTGCCATGTATTTTATTCTTCTTCTCATGTTTTAACCAAGCTTGCGCACCAGTTGCTAGCTGTCCAATTCTTTTATCTAATAAGAAATGCTCACATAATGTTTTAGCTTCTGGGTATGGTAAAGCTGATAAAGTAGTTTCATCTAGCTTTGGTTTACCATCATCATTGAACACAGTAGGTTTCCAACCATGCATTTCAGATAATCTATCTGCTATGTGGTGTCTACTGGAAGGATTAAATGTAACAATCTTTTCTTTATAAAAAGTTTCACCTTTAACATATCCTCTAGCTTTGTTATTTACTTTAGGAATAAAAGGTGTCTTTAATGTTTTAGGTGGGAATAAATTTTGTAACTCATCTTCTAATTCTAATCTTCTGCTTTGTAATTTAGAATATAATTGTTTAGCACCATCAGTATCAAAACTAAAACCATATGATTCTTGTTTAAATATTAATAAAGAAACTTCATGCTCTAAATCCATAGCTTGTTGAGAGTAACCTTTTTGTTCTATCATCTTCCAAAGATTATAAGTTACCTCTACATCTTGAGTACAATAGTCTAGCATTTCAGGTGAATAAGTTTTCCAATCAGTTTCAAACTGTGCTTTGTAGTTACCAATTCTATTACCCCATGCTTTTAAACTATGTCTACCAATACAATCTCTAGGAAAGTCTTTACGCTGAAAGTCTTTTTCTTTTACATCTGGGAATAATAATCTTGTAGCTACAATTGTGTCTAAAATTTTATTCTTAAAATCAAAGCCATATAATTTTTGTAAAACTGGAATATCGTATTTTATAATATTATGACCAATAATTAAATCTGCGTTTTCTAATTTAGCAACAGCTTCTTTTACTGGTAAATGTATCATTGTGTTTGTATCAACATCTTTTAAAACAATACAATGTACTTTAGACACAACATCTAAAAAGCCATCAGTCTCTACATCAAATATATAACTACTCAAAGTTTTACCTTTTTAATTTTTAATACATTAACTGTTGGTATTGTAGTTACATTCCCTACATCTCCTAAAGTACCATCTGGCTGAAAATTTACATCACCAGCAACTACATGAACTTCTTTATCGGCTCTGATAAGCCAACCATTTGAAATACAAATAATAACTTTACTTTCTCTTGCTTCTTTTAAAGAAACCCATTCAGCCGAACCACAAATGTCCTTCCAATGTAAAGAGACAAAAGGAGCGTTTAATATTTTTTTATTTATAATTGGTAATTTCATATTCTCCTTTAATTTAAATGTGTGCGTACTTTAATATCTACCATCCAAGCGGCTTCCTCACCACTTAAAGCTAGTTTTAACAATGCGTCTTGTAACAATTTACCTGAGGATTCTTTTCCAACCTCAAGTATAACAACTTGATTTGATTTTTTGGCTTGTGCAACTGCATTCATTACATAGACTGTCCAACTTAATGAGTCTTTTTTCATTTTAACTAACTTTCTGTTAGAAATCGTCAAGTTTATCTCCTTGCACTTCAGTTAAACAACCAGTGTTTAAATCATAATATAAATCACAAGCCTTGCCAGTTTCTCCACTAAATCTATTTTTGAGTACATTAACTTGTGCTAAGTTGCCTTCTGCTTGTAAATCCCGAGATAAAGATATTACCATGTTTGAAAGTTGTGCAATTGATGCTGAACCTCTAAGACTATTCATAGTAACTGGAAGACCGTCTTCATAACCTTTATTACCATCTTTAGCTCTTGATAAATGAGATACAAGTATAAAACCAATTCCAGTTTCTTCTACTAATGCTCTTAATTTACTTACAAAATAATCTATAAGTTTACGTTCATCATTTGTATTAGCATCACCTAACGCTGACAATGCCATATGTAAGTGGTCTAAAATTACAAAATCTCTATCTAATGACTTGGCAAAATATCTTATTTTAGAAAGCAAGTCATCTGCAATTGAAAAACCAACATTATGATACATAGCAAAGTTACTAGTGCCCACAGTATTGTTATACGCTTTAATAAATTGTTCTTCATTAATACCCTCTCTAGTTAAATGTAATGGTTTCTGTATTGACATCCCCATAATACTTATTGCGGTATGTTTATATGTTTCTTCTAAAGCAATATAACCAACTGAAAAATCTTGTTTAAGTAATTCTAAAGCTATATGACGACAAAAAGAACTTTTACCTACGCCACTGCCGGCTGTAATAGTTACTAGCTCACCTTTACGTAAACCATGCGTTTTCTTATTTAAACATTCAAAGGGATATTTTGCTGTGATGTGTTTGTCTTCTTTAAGTAATTCTGATAAAATGTCAGTACCTAAAACAATGCCATCTGGACGATACGCTTTACTCGCCCAGATACAATCTGTTAGTTCTTTTGTTTTACCAGCAAGTAACATTTCGTTAGCATCTTTTAAAGGTAAAGTACAAATTTTAGCTTTGTTTGGAGAGAATAATTTAGCGCATTCTACTGCCGCTTTCTGTCCATGCTCATCTTGGTCAAATAAAATAATTACAGACTCATAACTTTCTAAAAACTCAAGTTCTTTTTGTATATCTTTTTTAGCACCTGCCGCACCTGACTTAATACTAACTACTGGGAATTTATTGGAATTAATTTTTGAAACGCTTAAGGCATCCAATTCACCTTCTGTAATGATAATCATTTTACCATTTGTACGCCATAAATGCTGACCAAATAAACCAGATTGTTTTGCCTCACCTATCCACTGAAATGTTTTATCAGGGTATCTTAGTTTTTGTGCAACTAATACTTTGTCACTATTATAATAGTTTGCAATCTGACATGGTCTACCAAAGTATGCTCCAATTTGGTAATTAAACTTTTGCGCTGTGTTGAAATCAATTTTTCTTTTTGATAAAGCAGTTATATCACCGCTTATAAAATCTTTACTAGGTTCTTGTTTGTTTGTTTGTGTCAAAGTCTCTACTCCTTGTTTGTTTGTGTTACATGAAAAACAAAAGCTGTGCCCGTCATCATATATTGAGTTTGCATCACTAGAGCCACACTCAGTGCATGAACTGTGATATAAAAAATTACTTTCAGTATTTACTTCCACATTAATGTCTCCATTGTTAAATTAATAAAACTCACTGGGTATTTCTACCCAGCAAGTACAAACAAACTATGCCAACAGTTCTTTTACATTAAACTGTGGACATAAGGAGTCTGACACATCTCTGTGTCCGACAATTTCAACTTGTTTGTAAAAAGACTCTAAATCTGCAACCAAAGTAGATAAACTTTGATATTGTTTTAAAGTAAAATTACATTCAGGCTGTCCGTTAGCATTGTGTCCACCAATTAGACAAATGCCAATAGAATTTTTATTTGATAGCTCAATGTTTTTATCTACATGAGCACCAGCAAGCATAATATCTCTACCATCTTGTATCTCTCCATCTCTCTTTATAATCTTATGAAACTTGCAAGAAAATAAACCTTCTTTTCTATGTTGTGTATCTAAATCTTTTGCATTTAAATTCTGTGTTGGATTAGTTTGACTTGAATGCACAACAATATACTTTGTTTCTATTCGTGTATTACTCATAGCCACTCCTTAGGTACATGTTTATCGGTGTATTGAAATCCATATTTATCACACCACATCCCATATGTTGTCTTTGATTTTTTGCTTATGCGTTGTCTTGAATTACTAAAGATAAATCTAATGTCTAACTTTGGGTGTTGTTCTTTTATTAGACGCATTTTTTGTCTGTCTTGAGTAGTAAAATATCCTTTAGTTTCAATGTATATATCTTTTTGAACTAAATAAAAATCAGGTGTGTAGGTATGCACTTTCTCTGGTTTCGTATAACTTAATTTAGTTTTTTCAAAGTGATACTCTACATGCTGATTGTCAAGCTCAGAAGCAATCGCTACTTCTAAGCCTGACCTAAAGCCCTTAAACAATCCAATCTGACTAGAAGTCAGCTTTGTTTTCGGTCTGTGCGGGAACTTCATTTTCAAATGTTTCGTCTTGTTGAGGTTTTTCTGGAGCTTTATATCCGTCTTTAACTTCATCAAAGCCAAAGCCTTCTGCATTACTGCCACTACCACCTTCTACTAATTCAGTAATCTGAACCGCTCTTAGTCTTAGTGATACGCCAGCCCCAGCCATTGCGGTAAACCAATGCACAAGCTCAGCACTTGCTTTCATTTTACTACCTGACCATACATTAACATCTGTTAATGGGACACCCTTGCTATCAAATAACGCTACTTTAAATGGTACAACTTTACCATCTTTAGTAATTATTTGAGCTTTTCTTTTAAACTTAAAGATAGTATTCCCAGTAGGTTTACCATCATCATCAAGTTCATCATCATAAGGCGCATTAGCACTTTTTATAGTTTTACCTTTATTGCTATCTTTAGCTGTTGCCATGCTCTTAATCATTTCTTCATCAATCTGTTTAATTAATGAAGATGCCTTGTCAGTAGGAATGATAAGGTTAACTTTGTAATGTCCACTATCATCAAACTTAGTATCTGGCTGTGTTAGCCATGCATACTGACTTACTCCTTCAGGACTTACAATTTTTATGTAATTGTTCTTCATATTATATATACTCCTTTGTATTATATCTACTATGGGTACTTAAATGCTTACGCAAAAAAGAACTCACTCTCCCGCAGTTGTTGTATATCTAAATCGCCTTTTGCGGGAACTTCAGGTAATTTAGAGTGTAGTTCTACTGGTAATTGTTTTAACACATCATTTCTAAAATTTAACAATACATCATTATTAGTAAACATTTCTATAAATGCTTCTCTAATAGACTTGTTAAGTATTTCAACATCTCCAGCAGTAGTACCAAAACTATCATGCACATTACAAAAATTAGTAATACCATTCTTGTGAGCTATGTTAACAGTTTTCATCATTGCGGCTGAGTCTACGGAATGAACCAGATTAGGTGCCACTCCATTACCCATTCTCAATTTGTCAGTTAAGTCAGTTTCAGTATTAATTCTAGGCTTAATAACTTCTCCCATAAGCATAGCTTTAACTCTTTTAGACTTCATTTGTGGATATGATTGGTAAACCGGAAAACCAACGGGTGTAACCCAGTGAACCGGCAATTGTTCTTTAGCAACTATTCTAGCAATTGTTTGTAAATAATTCATACCAACTCTTGCAGAAGCTAAGTTATCTCCAATACTATCCCATATTACCGCCGACAAATAACTTGATGGTTTAAACAAATCATTTTGAAACGGGTTATGTTCTCCTTTGTCTTGTCGTTTTGTTAAGTCTTCAATAACAAATTCTGTACAGGAATATCTTGTTGAACCATAACAAATAGTCATAATACTACGCTTAGTAGTTGACCTCTTGATACCATAATCTAACCATTTTTGAGCGTAAGGGTTTCCCTCTTTTACATCTAATTTTAATTGCTCAATAACTGCATCCGCAACTAATTGATAAATGTCTTGAGGCATTGCAGTCGGTGTCAAATTAACTAGCTTGCCAGCCTTACTGTCTCTTAGCATTAATGAATATAATTGTAATCCATTACATGAGCCATCAACATTAACCGGTATGCTTGAAATAAAGCCATCTCCTTCTTTTAAAAACCTAGCCCACTCATCACAAAAGGCTAAGAATTGAAATGCGTTAGAAGCATCTTCCCATTGTCTGTTAGTTAATGGGTCTTCCGCACACGCAACAATCATAGCTTCATTGTCTTTAGTCCATTTAACACGCTCAGCAAAAGAAATTTTATCTTCTCCAAACATATTAGCACCATGCACAGCCAACCAATAGTCACCTTTATTTTCTTTAGTGATTGGTTTACCATGTGCAAACGACAACAAAGCCTTAGCACCATTGATTGATTGATAGTTAAGAAATGCCGGAACCGCATAAGCTCTACCTCTAAAATCTAATTGCAAAGGAAAATATACAGTTGCATAATTAGCAAACTTTTGACCCAACCATATGATTTTAGCATACAGTAATCTTTTAGAAAACATACGGGCATTCTCTGTGTGAGCCATAACAGCTTTCATCTTCCATGCTTTACGAGACTCAGGATTTGTGTCTATGTCGTGAGGCTTGTTAGGTATATCTAAATTAACATTAGGTGGCATCCCACCAACCGCTAAGCCTCTATCCCACGCCTCTTGCATAACTTTTAAGATAAAATTATTAATTTTAAAAGGTGTGTTTTGCATTGTATTGACTGCGCTATAAACCTCAGGCATATCAAAGTTCTCTAATTCCTTTTTAAACAGTTTATTTTTTTGTTTAACAAGGTCTAGCTCTGGTAATTCTTTAGTCCAATAACCACCACCGGTTACAGTAGACCACATTTTAGGTGGCATAACTGTAGGTAAATATTCAGGGTTAAGTAATTCGTTAAAGCTATTTCTATTTTTAATCCACTCCCTAGTTTTATCAGTTTGTTTTATTATCTTAGCTTTTTTGTGTCTTACAGTTTCAGTGCCAATCTCAATCATGCCCGTTGAATAAATCATAAGCTCAACCAATCTAAGTCCGACATGCAACTTAGTAGGCGTTGTCCA